GCAGCCGTGAGCGAACAAGAGAGGAAAAAAAAGTATGGCTCCCCGTTCAAGTATCGAAAAATTGCCCGAAGATGTCCGCCGCTGGCTAGAGCGTGCCTTAACCGAGAACGGTTTTTCAGGCTATGTGGAATTGGAAACGCTATTACGTGAGAAAGGCTATTCCATCAGCAAGTCGGCAATTCATCGTTATGGGCAAAAAATTGAACGCCGTTTTAAGGCAATTAAAGACAGCACCGAAGCTGCACGTATTATCGCTGAAGGCGCAGAAGATAAGGAAGACAAACGCAGTGAAGCCTTGATGGGGATGTTGCAATCATCTTTATTTGATGCGTTGGTCGATATTGAAGAAGCCAAAGATGATGAGATGACCCCGATGGAAAAATTCCAAGCCTTGAGTTTTGCAGGCAAAAACGTGGCATCACTCATTCAAGCAAGCACTAAGCTCAAAGTCTATCAAGCTGATGTGAAACGGCGTGCGGAACTTGCTGCGGAAGAAACGGAAAAAATTGTTATTCAGGCTGGCTTGTCGGCAGAAACCGCAGACAAAATCAAACAGCAAATTTTAGGTATTGCATAGTGAAAGATATCATTCCCTTTGATCCAAACGAGCTACTGTTAGGCTACCAAAAGCGTTGGATAGCCGATAAATCCCAGCTCAAAATCGCTGAAAAATCTCGTCGAACAGGTTTGACGTGGGCAGAAGCTGCTGATGATGCTTTGATTGCCAGCCTTGCTAAAAAAGACGGTGGCTCTGATGTGTTCTACATTGGGTCAAACAAGGAAATGGCACGCGAATTTATTGACGCGGTGGCAATGTGGGCAAGGGCGTTTAACTATGCAGCAGGCGAAATTCAAGAAGAAGTGTTGCAAGATGAAGATAAGGACATTCTGACTTATGTGATCTATTTTGCATCAGGCTTCAAAGTGAAAGCCCTTTCCAGCAACCCGAAAAACTTGCGTGGTATGCAAGGCGTGGTGGTGATTGATGAAGCAGCCTTCCACGAATACCTTGCTGAAGTATTGAAAGCCGCGCTTGCGCTGACAATGTGGGGAGCAAAAGTGCGGTTGATTTCTACCCACAATGGTGCGGACAACCTTTTCAATGAGCTGATCTTAGACAGTCGGGCAGGCAGAAAACGTTACTCAGTGCATACGATTACCCTTGATGATGCCTGTGCTGAAGGGCTATACCAACGTATTTGCCAAGTCAGCAAGCAAGAATGGACAGCCGAAAAAGAAGCAGAATGGAAAGAAAACCTACTCAATGACACGGCAACCAAAGAAGATGCGGAAGAAGAATACTATTGCGTGCCGAAAAACGGCACAGGCTTATGGCTCTCACGTGCGTTGATTGAACGCCAAATGAGAGAAAACACGCCCGTAATCCGAATGACGGCAAAAGATGGCTTTAGCCTTGTGCCTGAATCGACACGCCATCAGGAAATGCAAGAATGGTGTGAAACCACGCTTGCCCCGATTTTGCAAACTTTAGATGAAACGCAATTACATTTTTTAGGCGAAGACTTTGCCCGTAGTGGCGATATGACGTCCTTTGTGGTGTTAGCACAACAGCAAAACTTAACCAAAAGTGTGCGGTTGATTGTGGAGCTGGGCAATATGCCTTACAAGCAACAAGAACAAATTGTGCTGTTTATTCTCAAGCATTTGCCACGCTTCGCCGGTGCAGCTTTTGATGCTCGTGGGAACGGGGGCTATTTAGCTGAAGCCGCTCGCGATGCGTTTGGTTCATTGGTGGATTGCGTGCAGTTATC